TATCAGATCAGTGTTGTAGGTTGTTGTAAAGTTGTCGGTGACTGAGCCACAATGATTGAGAATGTAGGCTGCCTTCCCTCTCATTACAGGATAAGCGGGCACGCCTTCTATTGAGCATGGATCCACACCTTGAGACCATGCACTGATAGTTATATCTGCGGCACGCTGGTTTAATTCCCAGCTTTGATTGGGTGACAGCGCGGCGATCACACCTGCTGCCTGATAGTAACTGCAGCCATAGGCATTTACTAATCTATGGGCAAAGTCCGAGGCCTGCTGATACCAGAAGCGGCCTTGCTGAATTTCATCCTGGCCAGCCAGTAATAGCATGGCTGAAATGTGGCGCGTATTGGCGCGAGGTTTGGTGTTTGCCACGGGTGAGAGTGTCGGTGGATGGTGGATAGGTTGGCCCAACTCTTGCGACGGCTGGGCCTTAAACTAATTTGCAGTCAGCTTGCTTGATCCTGCAAGACACGGGCCTTCTTGACCAAACACAGCGCAGTCATAGTCTCACGCAAATCACGGGCAGACCTTGGATGCATCATGCCCCGGTTAAGTGCACATAGCGCAAGGTTGGAAAAGTCGGCAGTGGTCAGGATGCGGTTGTCGGCGGTGTTCATTGGCTGGATTTAACTGAGCACAGTATGGGTCAGATTTGGCAGGAGCACAACTGGCTTTGTGCCGCTTTGCCAGCTGTCACAGTGTGGGCTGGCCATACATATATAGATAGAGGCTAGTGAGCGTAGCTGTGAGACTGGGAACCATTCTCAAAAACAGATCCACTACACTAATACGCTTACATTCCCCAGTTTCCCACCGTAGAATGCGACAATCCCCCCAAACCTGAGCCCCCATCACGTTCTCAATAAGCCGCCCCTATTGAGAATTGCCTACCTCACTGCTCCCACGCCTTGCGTATCTGTCTCTCACACAGGTACTCAATGGCCCAAACCCCTTACGCTGCAGTGTGTCCAGCCCGATGGGACACGGATTGGACAGGGGGCATGGACAAGGTTGGCCCCATTCTTGATCGGAGAAGGGGGGTATGGGGGGGATTGGCGGCCACAGCTGGGCGTAAGGCCCTCACATTTTTTGGTCAAAATCTCATGGGAGGCCCCTACAAGGCCCAGGAAGGCCCCTCGACGCTCCGAGAGACCCAATCCCACGCCCAACGACCCCCAAGCGCCTTCCTGAGGCTCCTGGAGGCCTCTCAGGCTCAATCTACTGCTCAGCCCCTTTGACGACCCTCGGCTGGCTCCCAGCTTCCCTCAGACACCGCTGAGCCTCTTGGTAGTAATATGTACCTGGCGACACGGTGGCCAAGACCTTGCGAGCCTGCTCTACTGTGAAATTGATTTTGTGAGGCATACCGATTCAGTGATGACAGGACAATGCAACTTGAAAATATCCAGCACTCCCTCTGCAACCTCCCGGTGCTCCTTCTGCGTCTCAGGACCCAACCTCACCTTGAGGTAGTGGATCCAGCTTCTAATCGTCCCAGACATGTAGAGCCTACTTGGTGACCCGATAGGTAGAATCTTTCGAGCACACTCTTTAGCTACACCAGCTTTTACCATTCGACCATAGACATCACGACATTTCTCCTGAAGATCCAGGATTTCAATCTCAAACCCCTCGATGGTTGGAATCATCGACACAGGAGGCTGCAGGCTACTCTGCATATTCTTGCTATCCTGCAACCTCAACTCTGGTATAACCATAGGCCCAAGAGACTCAACCTTAGCATACCTCTGGCTGAACTCTTGAAACGAGAAACTACTGTGCCTAAGGATCTGGGCAGAGATGTCCCTGGTAGTGTTGATCTCTACACACATATTAGCCATCTGAAACGGAGACCAGTGCTCATGCTTCAGCAGGTAACGGATGAGTCTGTCTGGACTATCACCACTGCTCTGTCCTCGTGGGTTAGATACACGAGCACAGTACACGATCTGTTCCTCTGCCCTAGGAGTGATCCATACAAGGCTACACGTAGAAGTCATTAGGTAAGTAAAGAGACAAGTTAGAGTGAGGTAGAACTATAGTGATAGATTCAGTCGCTACTCCGTAGCTCCTTCATAAGCAACTATAGTCTAATAGTAAAAGAAGATTTAGTTTTATTCTCTATTCGATTGAAGAATTAAGGGTTAGTAGATTGAGGACTATAGCGATAGATTCGGACTCGCTCCGCTCCGTCCTCATAAGCAGCTATAGTGGAGAGTGTGTCATCCCTCTCTTTGTGTGTCACCCCTACCCCTCCCCGTCTTTCGGAGGGGGGTAAGAGTGGTCCCCTTCTACAAGAAATGGGGAGAACCAAAGTGGTCACCCCTGATTTAAGTCGTTGATTTCTTATCTCCTAGTCTGGACCCCACAGGGCCTCCTGGTAATAACTAACTCCAGGTTAGATATGGTCCCCCCAAGTGCAAGAATGTCAAGACTTCTTGTGGGCTCAGAAGTTAGCGCATCTAGCAGAATGTTGAATCTTCGCTTATCTTCTTCCTCAATAGCCATCTCCTGGGAGACAACATAAATGTCCTGGTAGTACTTAACTCCAATAGCAAGTGCGTCAGCTCGGTCATCCTTCTTCACAGCGCCTTTCTCACGACACATGCGAGTCAGCTGGTACATCAGCATACGCGGAAGGCGATCTTCCATAGGCTGATCATTATAGCTCTCGTAGTCCTTGGTGATCAGCTTCTCGTCAATACACACCCGATGCTGATTGAGGACAAGTTCCATTGTGTCGATGATTCTGTCTTCCTTCCGTGTGGTGCTGCGTTGTTCTTCCCATGCAATCCCGATGCCCTTCTCTTTTCCTCGCTTGATGAGCATCTCCATGATTGCACCATCACCGAAGTTACTTTCGATGACACCACGACTGGCGCCACACTTTTTGGCCATAGTAAGTATGCCATCAAGGGTAGAGTCAGAGTAGCCATTTGTGCTGTAGAAGAGATCACGGATGTAGATGATGCCGTTAATCTGCGAAAGGATCCACGCCACGGTCTCATCACTACCACGACCTGATGGGTCCACAGCTATGATGGTGTCACCCCAAGGTTCAGACTCTCCGATCTCTGCAGGCCTGTACCATCCGTCTCCGGGTAGAGCCACGGTCGGAAGATTGTTGATGCGGTGTTCCTTATCTGCTCTCCACACAAGGCTACGTGGTCCCACCTTAGGATCTAGGGGGAGTACCATGAAGTCCGACAACTTGAGGGGGAACTTGAGAGCGTCAGACAGGCTGGTATCGAGCATGAACTGCAACATGAAGTTGCTCTTGGTCATGCTCGATTCACGAGTCCGTAGGTCGTCCTCAGTGAAACGTGTGTCGGTAGGTTCCCATTCTAGCTTGGAGTAGTCCCTGCAGTTGTCGATGTCCTCCTGGAGTTCGGCTGCAAGGATTCCCTCGTACTGCACCAGGTTTTCCCGTTTGGGATACCTAGCAGGCCACACCATTGGGACGTAGTTCCTCTCTTGAAGCGTCTTGTAGATGGTGAAAACTGTCTGAGGAGTACCAAGGTAGGTGATAGTCGAGTCGTCCTGTGGGATCAGCACAGACTCACCCTCGGTGACCAACTGCAGAAGCTTCTCTCTCATCAAGTCTGTGGCCGAGTTACCGGGAACTTCCACGTCATCAAAGATGATGTCGTTGGCACGACCACCAGTCATCTGGCCGGTGATACCTACGCTCTTGACAGAAGGGCTCTGGGCTGGCCTGGCATTGGCCACGTCGAATGATACACGAGACCACCGCTGCTCATCACTGTCGGGGATCATGTGCTGTAGCCACTCTACCTCCTGAAGACACTTCTGGCAGAAGATGGTAAAGTCGTCAGCCCTCTGCTTGGATGCAGAAATTACCATGATCTTGCGATCTGGGTCACAGAACAGGCGCCACAGTGCAAAGGCAGCAGCAATCCAACTCTTCCCCAATCCACGGAAGGCTCTCAGCTGCCTCCGATTCGGTCCATACTGGAGGAACCTAGCCATCGCAATCTGAGCCCGTGTCGGGGGTGGCAGACCAAGAGACTTCCACAGCAGCTTGAGGAACAGCTCAAAAGAGCCTTTGAGGCGATCTACAGTGATCATTAGGTTTCAAGAAGTCTTACAGAGTAGTTGTTTGCTCTCACCTGATCTGCACTGTCCCAGGCCCACGTAGCTGGAGCAGCTGTAGCATAGGTGAGTGTAGTTTGAAGGCAATTGAAGTTGCCACCGCCAGCCAAGGTGCCTCGATTCCAGTGAAGGCCACTACCGGCAGCAAAACCACGAAGGGTGGCTATAGAGTTATGTCGTGTGCCAATCCAGTAAAGTGTGTCAGCTATAAAGGTAAACGACTGGGAGGATCTCTTGGTGCTGTCATCAGTGGTTGTGCTTGCTGTCAGGTTGCCGGTTTCAAAAATAAGAGAAGTTGGTCGTCCTGTAGTTTGATCGGCGTTGTAGGCGATAATTTTACATTGTGCAGACGCTACAGCAGCTGTGACTTCAATGCCAACAGCAGATATTACTATATCTCTGATGGGAATGAATGGGTACATGGACAATCTGTTATCCACACCAATAGAAGTATCGCTAGCTTCGACTTGTACGGTGTTGATCCATTTTTCAGCCGGAGTA